CAGAAAGGGGATAAAAGGCACATGAAAACATACACAATGAGAAAGGCATGGTGATCCTGATTATCTCCCGGCTACTGGGTCAAGTAGCATATAGAAAAGGCATCCGGCAGCGGGTGTCTTTTTTCTTGCGGGTTGTCAAGCGTAAACCGAACAAAACCAATCAATCATGTGGGAGTAACCCCGTATAAAAACGTATTTGAAAGGATGGTATAGAAATGACAAGAAAACAGTTAGAGGGTTTAGGACTTACCAAGGAACAGGTTGATTCAGTAATGAAAATCAATGGTGATGACATTGAGAACGCAAAGGGTACTGCTTCAACAGAAATCAAGAACTTGCAGACAGAAGTTGAAGGACTGAAAACACAAGTCGGTGACCGTGACAAGCAGTTAGAAACCCTGAAAGCATCTGCCGGGGACAACGCCGATCTGAAAAAGAAGATTGAGGAGTTGCAGACCGAAAACGCCACAGCTAAGGCAAGCCATGAATCTGAACTGAACCAGTTGAAAATTGATTTTGCTGTTGAAAAAGCACTGACAGGTGCAAAGGCAAAGAACATCACCGCAGTTAAGGCACTTTTAGACCTGAAGGATGCCAAGTTTGACAAGGAAGGAAATGTCAAGGGATTAGCTGAACAGATCGAAAAACTGACCAGTGATGAAGGTACTAAGTTCCTGTTTGAAGCACAGAAACAGCAGCAGAATTTCAAAGGTTTTCAGCCGGGGGCATCCGCACAGCAGAAACCGGGTGCAGAAGTTGACACTTCAAAAATGAACTATGATGAATTATGTGCCTATTTAGCAGAAAATCCTGATGCTAACTTAGGTGAGTAAAAGAAAGGACAGGTGAAAATTTATGCCAAACGATAAGTTTGATTCTAAAAGTTTTAACCCACAGGCTTTCAAGTATATGGTTGGTAGAGTGCCGAACCTTCATATGCATGAGATCAAGAAGTCAAAAGCACTGGCGGGTAACCCTGACATTAAGGCAACCCTTGGTGGTAGTCAGGGCGGTACAGGTTACGCAAGAATTGCAATGCGTGGTCTGTTAGATGGTGATGCAGTCAATTATGACGGTCAGACTGATATTACTGCAACCAGTACCAAGACCTTTGAACAGGGTGTTGTTGCTGTTGGTCGTGCTAAAGCATGGCTTGAAAAAGATTTTTCCTATGACATTACAGGCGGTATTGATTTCATGCAGAATATCGCAGATCAGGTTGGTGAGTATTGGGACGGTGTAGATCAGGACACTATTATTGCAATTCTTGATGGTGTATTTTCTATGACTGGAACAAAGAACAAAGAATTTGTTGATGCTCACACCTATGATGTAACAGAGAAGGTTGACGGTAAAATGTCTGCAACTACTCTGAACAGTGCAACCAATAAGGCGTGTGGTGCTAACAAGAAGAAGTTCACACTGGTGTTCATGCACAGTGATGTTGCAACGAACCTTGAAAACCTGAACCTTGTAGCACACCTGAAATACACTGATTCACAGGGTATGCAGCGTGAACTTGATCTTTACACTTGGAACGGTAAGTTGGTAGTCATTGATGACGATATGCCGACTACTGAACAGGAAGGTTTCTATATCAAGGCAAAGTCAGCTGATGAAGGTGCTTTACAGGTTGTTGCTAACAGTGCAACACCTACTGCAAAGCAGATCAAACTTGAATCTGTCACACCTGTTGCAGACAGTTATGAAACACCAAAAGAAGGTGATTATGTTGTGTATGTTGATGCTTTCACAGAGTACACAACTTATGTACTTGGTAATGGTTCAATCAGTTATGAGGATTTAGGGGTAAAAGTACCTTATGAAATGAATCGTAACCCTGAAAAGAATGGTGGTCAGGACACACTTTATACAAGACAGAGAAAGGTTTTTGCACCTTTTGGTATTTCTTATGAGAAGAAGTCACAGGCTACATTATCCCCTACCAATGAGGAATTAAAGAAGGGTGCGAACTGGACACTGGTACATTCCGGGGAAACTACGGAAAGCAAGCGTTCATATATCAACCATAAGGCAGTACCTATTGCCCGTATCATTTCCCGTGGATAATTTCTGATCTGAAAGGGTGGTTGCAATGTTTGATACTGATACAGTAAAAGAACGGTTGAAATCATTCGGTTATGAGGTCAAGGCAGATGATGAATTTGCCTTGACCTTTTGCGTTGAGAAAGTACGCAGCACAATCAAGAATGAAATCAACTGGAATGATGTGCCGGAAGGACTGGAACACATTGCCGTTGATATGGCGGTGGGTGAATTTCTTCTTTCCAAGAAAACCTTTGCACCTGATGACCTTACCGGGTTTGATTTAGAATATGCTGTCAAGCAGATTCAGACAGGGGACACCAACACGGTCTTTGCGACTGGTGAAGGTTCAATGACCCCTGAACAAAGACTGACTTCTTTCATCAATTACCTTTTATCCTATGGAAAGACTGAATTTAATTCATTCAGGCGTATCAGATGGTAAAGCAGATTCAGGCAGCACAAAAGGCTGCAAGGAAAGCCATTGAAGCAACCTATTTTGGTACTTTGACGGTGACAGAACTGCAAAAGGTAAAAAATGAGAAGTCAAAACTTATGGAAGAATCAGAGGTTGTAGTCTTACAAGACCAACCGTGCAGATTATCTTTTGAAAAACTGCAAACAGCAATTCAGTCAGAATCAGCAGCAACGATCACGCAAAGCACAAAGTTATTTGTTTCCCCGGATGTAACCATCAAAGCGGGGTCAAAACTGACAGTAACACAGGACAATGTGACCACGGACTACACCCGCAGCGGTGTCCCTTCCACATATCCAACGCATCAGGAAATTACACTTGAACTGTTCAAGGAATATGCGTAAATGGGTAGAATGGGAAGATTTGACTGCAAAGGTCTGAAAGACTTTCAGCAGCAGTTGGGAAAGTTGCAAAATCCTGATGACTTTGTGGAATCGTGTGCAAAAGAACTTGCTGCCCGGTTGCTTCGCATGGTGGTAAAAAGAACACCTGTCGGACAGTACCCGGCAAGTTCAGGAAAAAAGGGCGGTACATTAAGGCGTGGTTGGACTGGTGAAAAACGTGCATCAGCACAAGGGTATGCAGACAGCCTGACGGTGAACCATTTTGGTGACACCTATGTCATTGAAATTGTGAACCCGGTTGAATATGCATCCTATGTTGAGTACGGACACAGGACAGCCAATCATTCAGGATGGGTCAAAGGTCAGTTTATGATGACCATATCTGAACAGGAATTACAGAAAATTGCCCCAAAGGTGCTTGAAAACAAAATCAAGAAATATTTAGGGGGACTTGGTAAATGATAAATTCAATAGTTGAAGCAATCAGTTGTTCCCTGAACAAAGAATTTGGGGATGATTATGAAATCCACAATGAAGAAATTAAGCAAGGTTTGAAAGAGCCTTGTTTTTTTATTGCTTGCTTGAACCCAAACAACAACCTTTTCCTTGGCAAACGGTATGAACGTACCAATCAGTTCTGCATCCAGTATTTCCCACAGTCTGCAAAGAAGCAGCGGGAATGTGCTGATGTGGCTGAAAGAATGTATGACTGTTTGGAGTATATCACAACAGACGGTGATACCAAGCCAATCAGGGGTTCAAAAATGAATCATCAGGTGGTTGACGGTGTTCTGAATTTTTTTGTCAATTATGACTTTTTCACGGTCAAGACGGAAGATCAGACACCAATGGAAACTATGACGGCAAGCACGGATGTGAAGGAAGGTGGTTGATTATGGCAGCAAAAAAGACAACAACGGGAACTGCTGCAAGGTCTGAACAGACTGAACCAATGTTCAGCAAGGAACAGATTCTTGCATCTGCCCGTTTTGCAAACAGAAGGGACTTGGTGGATGCCCTTCTTGATGAAGATAAAAGTTACACCATGAAAACTGTTGACAATTTAGTTGAAAAATACATGAAAGGACAGGTGAAATAGTATGGCTTTAGGTGGTGGTACATTTACCTCACAGAACAAAGAACTTCCCGGTGCTTATATCAACTTTGTATCGGCTGCATCCGCATCCGCTGCACTGTCTGATAGAGGTATTGCAACAATGCCCCTTGAACTTGACTGGGGTGTTGAAGGGGAAGTTTTTGAAGTAACCAATGAAGATTTTCAGAAGAACAGCCTGAAACTTTTTGGTTATGCCTTTGACAGTCCTAAGATGCTTGGTCTTAATGATCTGTTCATGGGTGCAAAGACCTTATACGCATATCGTCTGAACGGTGGTGGAGATAAGGCAGCGAACACATACGCAACTGCAAAGTATTGTGGTGTGCGTGGTAACGATTTGAAGATCGTGATTCAGAAAAATGCAGATGATGCAAGCAAGTATGATGTTACAACCTACTTCGGTACGGTCAAAGTTGACACACAGACAGTTGCCAAGGCTGCTGATCTTGTGGCAAACGATTATGTGACATTCAAGGCTGCTGATCTTGCTGTTACTGCCGGAACACCTTTAACTGGTGGTACAAACGGCACGGTTGACGGCACTGCACATCAGGCTTACTTGGATAAAATCGAATCATACACCTATAACACTATGGGCGTTGTGGTTACTGATGATGTTACCAAGAAGTTATATGTGGCTTTCAACAAGCGTTTGCGTGATGAACTTGGTATCAAGTTCCAGTTGGTTGTTTACAACCTGTCTGCTGATTATATGGGCGTTATCAGTGTGAAGAACAAGGTAACAGATACAGGATGGTCAGAAGCAGCACTTGTGTACTGGGTAACTGGTGCAGAAAGCGGTTGTGCGGTCAATAAGTCTTGTCAGAACAAGAAATATGACGGCGGTTTCACCGTTGATACCAATTACACACAGAATGAGTTGAAAGCAGCAATCAAGGCGGGTGAGTTCACTTTCCATAAGGTCAACGGCGTTGTCCGTGTGCTTGAAGATATTAACTCTATGGTGACCACTTCGGACACTTGCGGGGATGTATTCAAGGACAATCAGACGATCAGAGTTATTGACCAGTTAGGAAATGATGATGCAGTTCTTTTCAACACTAAGTATCTTGGTGTTGTTCCAAACAATGCATCAGGCAGAACTTCCCTTTGGTCTGACTTGGTGAAAATCCGTACACAGTTACAGGAACTTGGTGCTATTGAAGGGTTCACTGATTCTGATGTTACGGTTGCACAGGGCGATTCCAAAAAGGCGGTTGTGATTACATCAGCAATCACCGTTGTGAACGCTATGGGTAAACTCTATGAAACGGTTACGGTTGCGTAAGAAAGGGGTGAAATAAAATGCCGAATGTAACAATGAAAGCAAGGGACACTATTGCAGCAAAACTTGCTGAATGTTTTATCACAATCGGAAGTAGAAGATACAACTTCATGCAGATGATTGATATGGAAGCAAAGGTTGAGAAAACCAAGACTACTGTTCCCCGCCTTGGTGCAATCATGGCGGGTCATAAGTCATGTGGTATGGAAGGTACTTTTTCCGGCACGGCACACTATAACCAGTCAGTTCTTCGTCAGGCATTACTTGACTATAAGAACACTGGTGAAGATGTGTATTTTGAAATGCAGATCACCAATGATGACCCAACCAGTGATGCGGGCAGACAGACGATCATTTTCTATGACTGCAACACTGACGGCGGTGTGTTAGCAAAATTTGATGCTGACGGGGAATACCTTGATGAAGAGATTGAAGGAACATTTGAGGACTTCTCAATGCCTGAATCTTTTGCAAACCTCACGGGTTTTCTTACTAACTAAGTAACAGAACCCCTTGTGTGGCTTTTATATAAGGTCATATAAGGG